CCAATGATACTCAACTGAACAATGCTAACGCTGGTGTTGGTATTGCTTCGACTACAGTATTACAAATCAATAATTACGACGACTATCAGCAGAATCATAAGGAAAGTGATAATACTTTCACTTATGCCGCTAAAAATCCAGGTTCTTGGGGCAACGGTCTGAAAGTCTGCTACATCGATGACTTTGCAGATCAGGTCGTTGGTATCGCGACCACTGCACTTGATGGCATTGGCGCTCAGATCGGATTTGGTGTTACTGCTTCCCTAAGCGGAGTTGTAATTCCTGGATCTGGAACAACATCAGAATTTACTGGTTTCTTAAAAGGAATCATTACTGGTTTAACTACTGATGCAAGTGGCAACTCTAGCACAATCGATGTTAAAGTTGTTTCTCGCGTAGAAACAGTAGGAACTGGTTCTACTGAAACCAAGATTGATTACGCAGAAGGAACTTCCTTTGCAGCGTTTGGAACTGGAACTGCACTTAACATAGTCAATAACTCTGGTGTTAATACCACTGGTAGACTTGCTTCTGCACAAACACCTGCTACTGTTGTTGACTGGTACGATCAACAGACCCTTGGTCTTACTAACTCTACTTTGTTCTGGAAGTCAATTGCTCCAAGACCAACATCCTCTCAATACACTGAGGACAGAAGTGGTAAGAACGATGGTATTCACGTCGCAGTTGTAGACGACACCGGAAGCATCACTGGAATCAAAGGTAATCTGCTTGAGAGTCACGTAAATCTGTCTAAAGCAGGAGACGCGATCTCTGATTACAATGCTCCTACTAAGAATTATTATCAAGACTATCTCGCAGACTTCTCAGCGAACGTCTACTCTGGATATAACCTCTCCTCTGGTATCACCACCAGTGGCGGTTCTACCTGTGTTCCTAGAGCATCTGGATTCTCTACTGACTTCACACCAGTCACAACTGGAGATGGTCTCTTCGGTCTTGACGCTCAGGGCGTAACCTTCTCTGTTCTTGGTAATAAGACATTCACCCTCGGTGGTGGTGTTGACTACTCCGCACAAGGCGGAATGAAGGCAGAACTTTCTAACCTGATTACTTCTTACGGTCTCTTCGAGAACAAAGATGAGATTGAAGTTGACTACCTGATCATGGGTCCTGGTTGTGTTGGTGAGTCCGATTCACAAGCAAAAGCAAATTACATCATATCCCTTGCTAACGCAAGAAAGGATTGTATGGCCGTTGTTGGTCCTCACAGAGGTAACATTGTTAATGTAACAAATACAACAACTCAGACCAATAATTTAATCAATTACTTCTCACCATTGACTTCCTCTTCTTATGCAGTTCTTGACAGTGGTTACAAGTATCAGTTTGATAGATTTAATAACGTCTTCAGATATGTACCATGCAACCCAGATGTTGCTGGTTTGATGACACGCACAAATCTGACTGCATTCCCATGGTTCTCGCCTGCAGGTCAACAGCGTGGTGTTATTAACAATGCAATTAAACTTGCATACAACCCAAATAAAGCACAAAGAGACAAACTGTATCCTAACAGAATCAACTCGTTTATCACTACACCTGGTATCGGAACACTTCTGTTCGGTGATAAGACTGCTCTCGGATATGCCTCCGCATTTGACAGGATTAACGTTCGTCGTTTGTTCCTGACCATTGAACAAGCACTCGAAAGAGCAGCACAAGCTCAACTCTTTGAACTCAATGATGAGTTAACAAGAGCAAACTTTAGAAACATTGTCGAACCATACCTCCGTGATATTGAAGCAAAGAGAGGACTCTATGGATACTTAGTTGTCTGTGATTCGACAAACAACACTCCTGATGTTATTGATAATAATGAGTTTAGAGCAGACATCTTCCTGAAGCCTGCTAGAAGCATCAACTTCATCACACTTACTTTCGTTGCTACCAGAACTGGCGTCAGTTTTGAAGAAGTAGCAGGTAGAGTTTGATCATATTATCTAAATAACAATACGGAGGATTAAAAAATGGCACACTCACTTTCCGATTTTAAATCAAAACTTAAGGGAGGGGGCGCTCGCCCCAATCTATTTGAGGTTGAGTTCACTAACGGAACAAATGCAGCTGCAGCAGGAGCTGCTGGTGGTCAAACTGGTGGTATTCCATCTGGTATCACTGCCTTAGATGCTGATACTTTTAAATATCTTTGTAAAGCAGCAAACCTACCTGCTTCTAACGTAGCTTCGATTGATGTTCCTTTTAGAGGACGTACTTTTAAAGTTGCTGGTGATCGTACATTCGACACTTGGACTATCACTATCCTGAATGACACTGATTTTGCAATCAGAAGAACGATGGAAGAGTGGGCACAAAAAGTTGCTCAATACCAGGAAGCATCGGGTGCAACAAACCCTGCTGACTACATGGGAACTGCTACAGTTAGACAACTTGGAAGACTTGCTTCCAACATTGGCGATGGTACTGCAAATTCCAAGGGAACTGGTTTAGAAACAATTGCAGTTTACAAGTTTGTGGATATTTACCCAACTAATATCTCTGCGATTGATCTTTCTTACGACACTACTGATACCCTTGAAGAGTTTACTGTAGAATTTACAGTCAACTACTGGTATCCAGAATCTAAGAATGGTCCATCTGGTTCATCAGCTTGATCTCTGACCATCTAAATAGTCTAAGGAAACTTAGATTCATATAATCATGTCCAAGTTATTTGGGTTCTCTATTGAGGACACCGAACCACTATCTCCAAGTGCCGTCAGTCCTGTTCCTCCTAACAATGAGGACGGGGCTGATCACTATATGAGTAGTGGTTTTTTTGGTTCTTATGTAGACATTGAAGGTGTATATCGCACCGAATTTGATCTTATTAAAAGATATCGTGAAATGTCACTTCATCCTGAAGCAGACAGTGCCATTGAAGATATTGTAAATGAGGCAATCGTTTCTGATTCTAACGATAGTCCTGTAGAAATTGAGTTATCAAATTTAAATGCCAGTGATGGTATTAAGACAAAAATTCGTAAAGAGTTTAAGTATATCTTAGATTTATTGGATTTTGATAAAAAGGCACACGAAATTTACCGTAATTGGTACATTGATGGTCGTATCTATTATCATAAAATTATTGACTTAAAAAATCCTCAAGAGGGTATTCAAGAACTTCGTTATATTGACGCAATGAAAATGCGTTATGTAAGACAACAAAGAAAATCAAAGAACGATGGTTCGACTGTTGTAAGACTGCAGAGTAATAATCCCATGGATTATGACTTTCCAGAGATTGATGAATACTTCATTTATAATCCAAAATCAACTTATCCTACTGGCAACCCAATGCAATCGGGTGCAAGTCAAGGTATTAAGATTGCTAGAGACGCAATTACATATTGTACTTCTGGTTTAGTAGATAGAAATAAGGGATCAACTCTTTCATATCTTCACAAGGCAATTAAATCTCTCAATCAACTTCGTATGATTGAGGATTCCCTGGTCATTTATCGTTTGTCCAGAGCACCAGAGCGTAGAATTTTTTACATTGACGTTGGTAATCTTCCTAAGCAAAAGGCAGAACAATACCTTCGTGATGTTATGATGCGTTATCGCAACAAACTTGTATACGATGCAAATACAGGAGAGATCCGTGATGACAAAAAATACATGGCAATGCTTGAGGATTTCTGGCTTCCTAGACGAGAGGGAGGACGTGGTACTGAAATTTCTACTCTTCCTGGAGGTCAAAACCTTGGTGAAATCACGGACATTGAGTACTTTAAGAAAAAGTTATACAGATCACTCAACGTCCCCCCGTCTAGAATGGATGGCGAAGGCGGATTTAATCTGGGAAGATCCTCAGAAATCCTGAGAGACGAACTTAAGTTTACTAAGTTTGTTGCACGTCTCAGAAAAAGATTCTCTAACATGTTTAACGACATGCTAAAGACTCAACTGATTCTTAAAAATGTAATCACTCCTGAAGATTGGGAAGTGATGAGTGAGCATATTCAGTATGACTTCCTGTATGATAATCACTTCTCTGAACTGAAAGAAGCAGAACTCATGAATGAGAGACTGACTCTTGCAGCAACTGCAGAACCATATATCGGCAAATATTATTCACAAGATTATGTTCGCCGTAAGATTTTGCGTCAGACTGACGTAGAGATTCTTGAGCAGGATGCACTGATTAAAAATGAAATCAAAAAGGGTATCATTCCCGATCCTGCAACTATTGATCCTGCAACAGGACAACCTCTAGAATCCACAGCAAGTATGGATTTGGGTAAACCACAAATGGAACCTGAGGTTGATGGATCTGCTACCGAAGCACCAGAACTGCCCAAGGGTGGCGAAATATAAATACATCTAGTTGTTTACTATACAAATTATAATGGATGACCTTTTAGATATGATGATTGCTGACGAGTCACCATCTCAGATTAGCGATACTATTAAAGATATGCTATATGCAAAAGCAGGCGAAAGAGTTGACGCTTTTCGTCCTGTAATCGCAAACGGTATGTTTGCGGGTGAAGATCCTATCGAAGTTGAGGATGAAATCGAAGTTGATGATGAAGAACTTGAGACCAGTGATGGTGTTTAATATAAATAAATTATACTGAAAGTTAGGAAAGATGAAAGTCTTAGGAGATGCCACTGCGTTGGCAACAGGTACAACCAAATTTACAACCTCAACAGCAGTTTATATTGGCAATACTGATAAAGATAATGATTATGATGTGACTGTTCGGAATGCTGCTGATGATGCATCCCTCGGATCTATAACAGTTCCCGCTGCAGGTTCTCTCGTTATTCACATAGATATCGGTCAGGGTTTGAGAGGTAATGCTGCGTTAAAAGGAACCAAAGTTAACGTGGACGCACGAACTTAATCACAAGCAAAATAATCTACTAGTCAAATGAAACTCATTAGAGAAGAAATCGAATCAGTTGAGTTTCTTGTCGAACAAAAGAACGGCAAGAAATCAATGTATATTGAGGGAGTATTCCTTCAGGGAAACATCAAAAACCGTAATGGTCGTATGTATCCTATGGAAACTCTCCGCCGTGAGGTTGGTCGCTACAACGAAAACCATGTTCAAGCAGGTAGAGCACTTGGTGAACTTGGACATCCTGATGGTCCTACCGTTAATCTCGATAGAGTTTCCCATAAGATTGTTTCTTTGAGAGAGTCTGGTTCTAACTTTATTGGTAAAGCAAAGATCCTCAATACTCCAATGGGTAAGATTGCATCCTCTTTAATTGAAGAGGGCGTAAAACTCGGCGTTTCTTCTCGCGGTATTGGATCACTTAAAATGACCCGTGAAGGTGTCAACGTAGTCGGTGACGATTTTATGTTAGCAACTGCTGCTGATATTGTTGCAGATCCTTCTGCTCCAGATGCTTTCGTTGAAGGTATTATGGAAGGTAAGGATTGGGTATGGGATGGTGGTATTCTTCGCGAAAAGTTTGCTGAAAAAACATACAAGCAAATCAATACACTTATTGATCAAAAACAATTAGATGAGAATAAGTTAAACTTATTCAATGATTTCTTATCTAATCTTTAATTTTATAAATAAA